CCATGTGGACGGCGATATGCGCCTCGTGGTCCTGATAGATAAACGCCTTCAGGGGCTTACCCGTCATGGCATCCATGTTCTCCGTGACCGGATCACGCGGTTTAGCATCTTTCTGCAACGGGATGATCTTCTCAGCGTTCCTGACACCCAGCGTCTCGATCATCTGACGGTGCAGGTACGGCAGGTCATACAACTGCGGGGCGGTCTGAGACAACTGGAGAACCGCCTGATACTGCACAACCTTCTGCGACATCGTAGCCGCGTTGGGATCCGCTACCGGGATGACATCTACATTGTCGTAGTCCGACTTCTTGGCACTGCGCTTGCCAACCTCCGGCTCGTACGAATACTCGTCCGGGGTGTTGTCACGGATGATGTTGGCGAGGAGCTTGAACTCCTGCTTCATCGCGTAGTACACACGCGCCTGCACGGCGGTCATCACCTTAAGAACACGCTCAAGCACGGCAAGCGTCGTACCGACCGGGGCCTGCGAGGACATGTCCGAGATCTTCAGGTCCGACACCGCTGCAAAGCGGCGTCCTTCCTCGACCACCTTATCCATCAACATAGCAAGGGTCTGGCTCGGCTCCTTGTACGGCAGGGGCAGGATGTTGTCGCGGATCGCGCCCGAAGGCACGTCTACGTCGCGGAACTCTCCGGGAGCAATGGGGGTATCGTCCCCCTTGATACGCAGGCCACGTGACTTGAGACCACCCGGAAGATTGCTAAGAGTTCCTGCGTCGATAAGTTGACGAAGGAGAGATGTCGCAGCCTTGCTGTGTCCACCGATAAGGTGGATAAGGCCGAAATAATAGAAGCCAAAGCCGGGGATATACCCGTAATGGACGAAGTGCTGCCGCTTCTCCTTGAGTTCATCATCTTCTCGCCAATTACGTCGGACCGACAAAACTGTCCCAGTGCCCTTCTCAATCGTCACCACGTAGGGCAACGCAATCCCTGTCTCGTTGTTATCCTCATCCGTATCCGGGTAGCCAGCAAGGTCGATGTTGACGTGCATCTCAAGCAACTGGAACCGGTTGTCCATCGACGCCGAGAAGCCTTGGTCCTCTGCCTTCTGCTTCTCCACCTCGTCCATCGTGCGAACCGGGTCGCCCAAGTCGATGTCCCGGTAGAACCCTGCGTACTGGAGTTTGCGCAGTTCGTTCTTGGTCTTACGCATCCGGTGCGTAACCCGGTCAGCCGTATCAAGGTTCGGCGCACCATACGGCACCACGATATCCTCAGCCGGGATATACGCCGCCGTCTGCCGGTTCATCGAAGGGTCGAAGTAGACCTTCTTGAAGGCGTTGCCCGACAGGGCCAACGAGAGGAGTAGGCGCTCATGCTCCGGGCGGTACTCCTTCATGACCTCGGTCAACTGATAGTTCATGTCATCCGATACACGAACCGCTGAGTCCCGCTTCTCCTGCGTCTCCTTGCCGATGATCTTGGTCTTGACCGGCCCCATCGCAGGAAAGGTCTCCATGATGGTCTCAGACTGGAACTTGACCGCCGACTCCATCAAGAGGGGGTGGAACACGCCGCACGCACCCGGCCACGGCTCCGTACGCTCCTCGTACTTGATGCCAAGGATCTTCAATCCTTTAATATAGGTGTCGAGCCAGTCCTTACGGCTGGAGAGGTCCTGCTCGTAGTTGCCGATCAACTCACTCGCCAGACTCTGCAGGTCCCCCTCGCTCATGAACTCCGCGAGGTTGTCGTCAAACTTCTCAGAGCGCGGCTCTTCCTTAATGAGTTCGATGATGGCTCCCTCTTCCTCAGGGATCTCAATATCAATCGAAATCGGCTCCATGTCAGCGGCGATGACCGCGATACCTTGGGGAGCCTCCATATAACTTTTATCGACGGCCATTTAAAATTCTCCTAATAAAATCCCGACGCCCGGTGGCCCTTGAACCACTTTACTGGTTCCGGCTCATCCGATGGGAGTCTAATGAACCCACCCTGCCTAAACCGCAATAGTGCCAAAGTCGTGGCGTCCACCAAGTCATCGTGGGTACCGGAGGGGAAATCATTGCACTCCTCCACGACCTCCCAAGCCCATCTGCGGTCGGGCACCCAGACTATACCTGAAGAGAAGAGGTCGGTTACTGCATTGACCCGGCTAATCTTGTCCTGACCCTTGCCCGGCGTGAACTCCGAGATGGGCACCCCCATGCGCCTGAACTCCTGATAAAGCGCCGCACCGTTTGATTTCTTCTCGACGATGAAGGTGTCCGGGTTCCAGTCCTTGTACTCCTCAAGCACTCGCTGCTTCAGTTCCGGGAACTCAAGGCGCTCCTTGATAGCGTTCAACAGGATGATGTTGTAGTTCTTGGTCTCCTCGTTGAAGAAGACGCCCCAAGTCAGGAGGGCGTTGTAGTCCGACCGGTTCGTTTTCTCCTGTGCGGCGTCGAGCGTCATTATTATGTGCTCACACGGGGGCGGGGTCTCCTTGTCCCAGACCTGCCACCACTCGCGCTTGATGAGCGCCCCCTCCTCGGAGGTCGGCTCCTGCATGTACTGAGCCTGCCAGTACCGCACGTCCATCGACGCTTTCTTGCTCAGCAGTTCTTCTATTGTCCAAAAGTCAGGCCACAGGGGCTTATCGTTCAGGATCGCCGGGAACTCGACCAACTCCCACTGGTCCGCCCCGTCCTCACGGGTCATGTGGTCCACGATTTTGCCCGTCAGGTCCATCTTAGACCACCGGGTCATCACCACGATGATCGCACCGCCCGGCATCAGTCGCTGGACAGGTCCAGACTGGAACCACTCCCACGCGGGTTCGAATACGTCTGCACGACCCTGTTTAGCCTCTTGTTCAGAGTGAGGGTCGTCAATAATAAAAAGATCGGCACCACGGCCAGCAAGAGCGCCGCCAACGCCAATAGCGAAGTACTCGCCATTAAAATTCGTACCCCAACGAGACGCAGACTTACTGTCGGCCTGAAGTTCCACATTTGGGAAAATGTCACGATAAGACTCCGAACCGACCAAGTTACGCACCCGACGACCGAAGTTCACCGCCAGATCAGCAGTGTGGGACGCCATGATGACCTTCTTCTGCGGGTACTTGCCTAGGAACCACGCCGGGGCGAGGTATGAAATCATCTCCGACTTACCATGCCGAGGGGCGATGTTGACGATGACTCTTTTCTTCCTGCCTTCTGCCACGTCTTCGAAGATCTGACCAAGTTTCCGGTGGTGCGGACCCACCTTATAGCCCGGATAAACGTGCCCGATGAAGTCTAAAAAGTGGTCTTTGCCCAACTTCTGCGTGATCTGGGTCTGGTAAGCCTTCAATAACTCGGCAACTTTGCGTTTCTCTACGTCCGGCAGGGACGGGAACGCCTTTTTGATCTTGTCTAGGTCGGATTTTGAGAGGTTTATCTGCATTTTCAGCGGAATTTCAGCGATTTTAGGCCGTACTCTTCGGGTCCCCACAACGCAATCGGGCAACGCTGCCCCGCAAGGCGGGTTTTAGCCTGAATTATGCAGCCGCACCGCTTACAAATCCCCATTTTGTTGTGTTCACAGGGGTCGCAGTGAGCCAGACGCTCCTCTACCGTGTCTTTTCTAGCCACGAGCGACACTGTTACCCTCGATGACTCTGTACTCGATGCCCTCAAGCACCGACATAAGTTCCTTCTCGACCTCTTCGATTGGCTTGATCACATGCGTGGTCTCAGTGCGCTTCTTGAACGCATCTACTCCATCCACTTCGCCCAGTTTCGACAAGGCTTGGATGCGAGTCTTGCTGTTCTCAGCGTGCTCTACTTCGTAGACCAACTTATTGATGACGTAGAGTTTCAGTTCAGAGAGATCATCAACGATCATGCAGTTGCTTTGAGCAACCAACCCAGCAAGATAAGCAAGGGTTTCGTTAGGATACTTACTGTAATCGACCCGTGACTTAGGGTTTTCTAGGTGGGCCTTGGCAATCTGCCTCGCCGTAGCCATGTCCTCTTCGTCCGGGGCAAGTGCAACCCCGGTCAAATCCGAAATCAACTTGATGGTCCTCGCCCGCATCTCGATCTCAGCCTCGGGGGTGAGGTCGGGCAAGGCTTCCGCCGCGTTAGCGGGAAGCGGAACGCTTTCATCTATTTCAGGTATTAAAACATCTTGCATGGCGAGTACGGAGCCAAGTTCCTTTAATGCAAACACTATATACGAAGTGAAAGGGCATGGTACCAAAAAGACAACCGGGGGTGTCTTATAAACGAGGGGGGTGGGGTATTGTCAGGTAGAAATCTAATTAACGACGGGGGGAGGGCCGAGTTTGCAAAGTGGGGGTATCGTTTGTGTGAGTCT